ATAGAAGAATTTATTCGCAAATTTTATTCAAGACAATTAAAAAAATCTGCTATTTATTTTACTAGATTTTATCGTAAATATCCCAATGCTCAATTTATTTTTACTCTAATCAATGATTCAATTTACTACCTTTCTAGCGAAAATATTGATCCTGAAACTAATATTATTTTTAGAACCATTTATGGGAGCAGTTTTGGTCATTCCAAACATTTTCTAACAACTCAAATTTGTTTTTATATTATCGAATAAGGACATAAATGAATTACGTGCATGGAAATTTAATAAAAAAAACATTAGCCGTTCTTGGAATAATAATAGTTTCCTTTTTAATAATAATAATTATTTATTACATAATTGAATGGGAAATTTTTGCTTATCATGATTGTCTGAAAGTAGGTCATGCAAAATTATATTGTATTGGAAAAATTATTAGATAAGGGAAAAAATGAATTTACTAATTGTTGATGTAGAAACAACCGGATTAAGCCCTACTAAAAATTCCCTCATTGAAATAGGTGCAATCCTTTTCAGTGTTAAACACAAAAAAATGCTTCAATGCTTTTCTACTTTATTACCATGCGATATTAATCCCGTAGAAAATATAAATAACATTCCAGCCTCATTAACCCTCGAGCGATATAATATTGAAACCTCCATTAAAATGTTAGATAACATGGCTTTTTATGCCGATGCCTTAGTAGCTCATAATGCTCCTTTTGATAAAGGATTTTTAGAAAATATCAATGAATTAAAACACGCTGATAGTTATTTTAATAAGCGGCCGTGGATATGCACTAAAAGCGATTTTAAATGGCCATCGCGTCCATCACGATTAAGATTAGTTGATGTATGTGAATCTCTAAAAGTACCTTATGTGAATGCACATAGAGCCTTAAGAGATTGCGAATTGATAGCGGAATGCTTTAACAAAGTAGATGATTTACAAGATAGAATAGAAAAACTTTTAGGGGTGGGCTAATGGAATCCTGGACTGACGAAGATAGAGATTTACTTAAAAGATTATCTCCACCTCCAAAGTGTATGCACAATCCTGCATTAATAGAAGAATTAAAAGATCCTCCAAGATGGAAATGTGGAGAATGTGGAAGAATTATTTTAAAAAATATTACCTGGACATAAGAGTACCGAATAATGGAATTTATAATAATACATCCTGAAACAGGAAAACAATTTATCTTTAGTGATACTCCATCTAGCCGCGAAGGAAATGCCTGGGTGGAACGATGCGATGGAGAAGGAACAGAGTTTAATAAAAATGAATTAGCAAAAATAATTTATGAAGCAATTGATAAATATTTTGTTGATATTATGTAATTCAAAAGCCCCGAATAAACGAGGCTTTAATCTATCATAAATAGAAAATAATTTACTTCTTCATACCTTTATACTTTTCATATGCCCCATCTTTCTCTTTTTCTTCTTTTTCCTTACGAGGTTTTTCATCTTTTAACAATTTCTTTCCTTTAGATTTTTCTTTTTCTTTAACAACTTCACGATCTTTATCAGCATTCTTTATTTTCTTTAACTTTTCCTTCGCCATTTGTTTTCTCCTTAATTAATTCCATTGCCCGTATGAGGTGGGACATCTTCAGATTTATCATCATTTGCTGATTTCTTATGAATGAGGGAACCTTCTCTATTATCTGCAAAAATAGCTTCTCTAGCTCGCAAATAACCATCATCCAAATATTGAATGGCAATATTTATATTGCCTGTATCACTTAATTTTAAACTTAAAAGATATTGCTTTAATTCCATATATTTTTCAGAGAATTCATTTAAAACATCTAACTTTTCTTCATCTTTCATAATTTTTCCCAATCAATTCCGGTTCTTTCTAAATTAGTTACGGGCTGCGCTCTCATATTATTGAGATTCATATAATCTTTACCGTCTTTTTCTTCGATACTTTGGCAATGCAAGTTAGGAGGCCAGCGCTTACGTCTAACTTTAAATCCTAAGTATATCCATTTCACGGCGTCTTTATATGTCATAAATATCTTACTTTTTATTAACTTAATATGCTAACTAATAATACTGTTTTTTATATAATTCTCACTCATTATTTTTACTCTTATCGAAAAGATCATTAACCATATTTCGTTGATCAGTTCGTGTTTTATGTCCGAATTCACGACAATCTGTTTCGCCATGAATAGCTTTTAGAACATCTTGTTTTGTGTGGCCGTCTTTATAAAGGCGTTCAATTCCACCTTTTTGTTCGAGATCATTCATAGAAATCTTATACTTTGGACTACTCATTTTTCTCTCCTTTATCTTCTTTTTCAGCTTTTTCTGCTTGTTTCATTTCATGCATCAATGCCACGCTTTCTCGAATACTCGAATGTTCATCATGTCTCATATCATGTTCTAACTTTTGCTTATCCAAAGACATGGAATGCTTTCTATCAACCAATTCACCCATAGCTTGAATTTCTGCATGCTCCACTTCAGCATGCGCTTTTTCAACCTGTACTTGAGATTCTCTAGCATCCTGCTGAATCTTAGCCTCTCCTAACTTTCCATCTTGATCTACCTTTTGCTTATCAAGATGTACTTTAGCCACTGTTATTTGATTTTCGAATGCTTCTTGCTTTTGTTCTTGAGCAAACTTAGCTTGAGCTAATTGAGAGTCAGATTGCTCCTTTTGAGCTTTAGTCTTAGCATCGATAAATCGTGGGTCTTGTTGCATCATTTGCATTTGTTGCTGTTGTTGTTGCTGTGCCATTTGTTGTTTTTGCTGCAACCATTTTGGTATCATTTCTTGCAATTCATCTGCTCCATAACAGGTTAAATTCTTTATAAGCACGGGCAATCCAGGACCATTGATAAATGCTGCAAACTCTTCTGATGCTTTCATCATTGCAATGATTTGCTCTAATGCCTGGTTCTTTTGAATTTGAAAATTAACACCAGCTTCTACATAAACATTAAGCGCTGATTGCTCATAATCAAGTTGCGGCCCTTTCCCATTCATTTGATTTACTTTTTTATATTCTCTTTTGCCATTTATACCTACTGTTGGAATCGTTCTAGGCGTTTTAATATAAAGAGGCATTAAGTCGGTAATCATACAACTAATATGTGTCCACGCTTGCAAATAGCCGGTCACAAATGGCATCGCAGCCGCATTACTTAAACTTGCCCCTGTTTGAATAGCCACACCACTTAATTGATTATCATTAATTCCCAATGCTGAATCAAAGGTACCTAATATAATTTGAGAAGTTGAATCAGTAGCAGAATATGCACCCATTACTTCTTGCGGAATGGGAGTGCGCACTACTTCCCGAGGCGGTGGTAATTGTTGGTCTGGCATATTTTCATTATAAGCTTGATAAATCACGACACCCGCTTGCTGAACATTGTCTAAAAATTTTAAATAATCTTCTTCTTGCGGTAATGATTCTTTAGCCATAATGAATTTATGCTGAATCATATTTTCTAATTCGTTTGCTAACGTTTGTCCTGCAAAGTTTTTTAAGTTTTGAATACCTTCAGCATGATAAACATAAGGACGTGTCATTTGCTGAACCGCATTATCTTGCGCGTCTCTAATTAAAATTGAATTACCATCCACAAATATTAGAGGCAAATAGGTATAATCCGTTTCTTTATATTCTAATATTTCAGATTCAATCAAGCGTGTTCGGCATATCGTTTCCAGCTCTGTTATTCTCGATTTACCAACGACCACGGGACATTGCGCCATGATTTGTTCTTTCTTCCAGTACTCCTGAAATTTTCCATACTCTTTCTCAGTCATCACGCGACCATTAGAAATCTTTACAATCTTAGCTTTTTTCTTTTTCTTTTCGAAATATTCCCCACGAATTACAATTTCTTCTTTGCCATTCATATAAGACCAATTGAATCCCTGTAAATTACGGGAGAAGGATAAATTCTTTAAATTGATATCTGGATTTTCACGCTCGAAATCTTCCTTACTTTGTGGAAATATCTCATAACAATAACGCCCATCTCCCTTATGAGAGTATCTAGCCATCGGATCAAATCCGCAAAGTGTTGGATCGAATACACGACCTAATTTTATTATTTGATGCATGCTCATGGGAGTAGCGTAATCCGTCCACAATTTAACTGTAGAAAAACCACCGCTCAATAAATCTTTATAAACTTCATAACTGCAGGAATTTTTATTAGCTTCATAAATAATATGTCTAATATGGCCTTCAACAAGTTTTATAGTTTCTATGTCGACTGGCGCACCATCTGCAGGCGTAATTTCAATAGAAGGCTCATGCTTAGCAAATTCACCGAGTAGGCGCGAGATATAAGCTTCAAGAATATTAAATTCAATGACAGGTTTTTTTAAACCCATTAAAACATTCTTTTGCTCCATGCTTAATGATGTAGAGAATACAAACTTTCTGAATTTATGAAAACGATCATAGTTAGGTTTGAAGTAGAGATAAGATGCATTGATATTTTTTTTAATTCTGCTCAATTCATCTAAATTAGTTTTTTTATTTGTTACTGTCATAAACTTGTTCCTTTAGCCGCATGACATTTGTGAAATTAGCTGAAATCCGATTAGCTAGTTTATTACTTTTTTCGTTTGTTATATCTCTATAAACACTTGGCGGTAATGCAAACGTTAATGTACAGCAATCCGCTTCATCCGGTGATCGAATGCCGCGCTTTTTCATATCTTCTTTTCTTTCTAAAACAATTCTACCTTTGGAATCTACTTTGTAATGTGTTCCGCATATATCAGCATGCAAACTATCTAAATTAGGAATTTGCACAGGTTTATCAGCGAGCCATTCTTTAAACTCACCCCACATTTCGGCACGCTTATTAAGGTAACGGTTTTTATTAAATGGAGATTCACCCCCATTAATAGCAACTACTACATCATCATGGCCTAATTCTTTTAACCTATCATATACTCCCGCACCTAACCCGCCAACATCAATACAGACTTTTTTAGGGCTGTCTTTTTCAATAATAAGGTGAAGAATACCTGCGACTTCCATTGTATCTTTCTTCGAATGACTAATAATTTTCTCTATTCTACGGCCTCTACGCCAACAGATAGCGGTTCTATCGTCTCCAAAGCGCGCTATGTCAGCACCAATAATTAATGCACCCAAACCCTCAGCTTTGCATTTACGTGCTTGCGCTACAAAATCGGGTTTAATAAAGCTATCTTCGCCCGAAGTGGTGAAAGCTTCGACACTTGAGTTAGGATATTCTTGCATAAACCCTAATTCACCATCATCACCACCAACTGATAATTCTATAATTTTATATCTTCGCCATGCTAATTGATGAAGATTAAGTCCATACAAATCTTGTAATTTAATTTCTTTATCTTCAAGTTTGAAATCGTCTGGAATATTACGTTGATATTCATCTTGCCAAAACCATGGGACAAATATTGCAATGAAGTCGGATAACTCTGATTCCGCTAATTGCCATTGCTGATGAAAGTAATTGCCTACGCCATTAGCTGTTGATTCAAAGATAACTTCAGTGCCAGGTTCGCTTGGTACAGCCTGCAAGATACCTTTAGCGTGATCGCTCGCATTAGACCAGAATGCTACTTCACTTCCATGAAAGTTTTGAATTGTACTAGAGCGACCAACAGCTTTATTTTCTGCAGTACCAATTTTATAACCTGAGTCTAGCCCACCAAATATTAGCTCTTTTGAATTACTGGTAGTGGCATCTGGTCTTACAATAGTGGGACAGTTATCATGAAAGCGTTGAGACATTCTAAAAAGATTATTTGTTGCGTCTAGAGCGTGCGTGAGGATAAATGTTTGTATGCCAAAACCATGGGTGGTCTTATGATAATAACGTCCACCAACATACGTACTAATTCCTTGCTGTCTACCTTTTAAAATTAATGCACGCACCTTCCCAGTTAAAAGTTTTTGCTTTTCAATTTGGTCGTGAACATATTGTTGTGCGCGGTTAAATTCAAATGGAATTATTGATTGAGACTTGGTACGGATTTTAAGACACTTGCGAGCGTAATGAGGAAAATCATCTCGCAATCTTCTTCTGATTTGTTTTTCTTTTTCGTCCATTTTATCATCTTAAGTTTTTCATTAATTCTTCGTAATGTAATTCCCTTTCATCTTCAGAATGATATCGTTGTAACAAAGTCATTTGTCTATTTCTAAAATCAACATTCGCATGTAATTGATCATGAGAAACTTTTTTTAAATCTTTAATAATAACTTTTCTTCCCGCGAAAGTTACAATTTTCTTATTCATCATTCTAACTCTTTTAATTGATCTTCATGGGGTTTAACAATGTGCTCAAGAACATTTACTTCTTTCCAATGCGCTCGACATTTTAAATAAAATATTGATGCAACTGTATTACCTGCTTTTGCATTCTCAAATAATGCATTAGCAACAATACTTATTCCTTTGTCTCTTCCTCTCTTTATAGCTTCTTCAAATTCTAAATATCGAATTTTCTTGGCGCATAAAGTAGATAAACCAATTCCCAGACAATTTGCTATTTGATCCAGCGTTAAACCTCTAGCAGCTAATGATTCAGCTTTCTCTACAATTTCCTTTGTGATCTCAAAAGGAGGCTTACCTACAGGTCTAGGCAACTTTTTCTTGGCAGGCATTAGAAACCTCCTCGAATGTTTGTTGAGTTGATTCTAGTATAGCTTTCTTTCCTGAGAAATCTTGCCAACGTTTAATTATTACATCGCAATAGCTCGGACAGATTTCCATCATGTAGCATTTGCGGTTTGTTTTTTCACAAGCGATTAATGTTGAACCGCTTCCGCCAAAAAGATCTAAAACAATAGATCCACTTACAACTAAATCATTGATTGCTTTTTCAGCTAAGGCAACGGGTTTTTGTGTAGGATGCTCATAAGAATAATTTGGATCTTTATCAATACGCCAAACTGCCATACCGCGACCATTTTTGAATTTCACTTTACCTTTTACGCAAAATAAAGCCATTTCATAATCTGTCGCATAATTTCCAGCAAGATCGCCCATTCCCCCAGCTGCTTTATGCCAAATTATAGTATTTTTATAATATTCATCAAATTGACTTCGCCATTGAGGATAAACTGAATGCGAAGTCCATATAAATGCTGCTGAATTATCTTTAAGAAATAAAAATAGATTTGTTGCGGCATCCAATATTACATCATCATTTTCTAAAACATCAAACATCGGTGTTTTAGTACGCATTTTACCTTGATAGTTAATCCCATAAGGCGGATCAGTAAAAACCATATCAGCCTTTTCGCCATTCATCAATCGATCAACAGCCTCCGGACAAGTACTATTAGCGCATTTTAATCTATGATTTCCCAAGATCCATTGATCACCAAGCTTTGTAATTGCTTCTGCTTTTATTTCAGGAACCGAATTCTCATCCATTAATCCTTCCGTTAAAACCTCTGGATTAAGAAAAGAATTAATTTCATCTGAAGTAAAGCCAGTTAATGTAATATCAAAATTATCAGCTAAGAGCGCTTCGAATTCTTGTTGCAGCTTATTACTAGACCAACCAGCATTAAGCGCTATGCGATTATCAGCTAATATATAAGCTCGTTTCTTAGTATCACTTAGGTTTTTCAATTCAATAGTAGGGACTTCAGATAACCCCAATATAGATGCAGCTAACAAACGCCCATGACCTGCAATAATCATTTTCTTTTCATCTATCAAAATGGGATTATTAAAGCCAAATTCTTTAATACTCGCAGCAATTTCTTTTACTTGTTCATCAGAATGAGTGCGAGCATTATTTTGATAAGGGGTTAACTCTGTGATTTTATAATTTGTGATTTTAAGCATTAGACTTCCAAATTCTTTTTAGGTCTTCCAGCTTTCTTCTTTTCAGGATTATTTATAAATTTAGGAACCACTTCGCCACTTGATGAATTTGGATCAATTCCATATTGATCTAAGGCAGCTTTATATTTTAAAGCATCGATAAAATCCTCTGGATATTCTTGTTTATCTTTAGCATAAAGAAATTCATCTTCATCTTTTTCAGAAAACTTCTCAATCCAGCCAATTCCTTTACATTTCTCGCAAGTTATTTCCATTGAGCCTAAGCCTAGAAGCACTTTACGACCTTTGCAAACATGACAACCCACTAACTCAGACTCGCTCATAAATACCTTACTTAAGTAACTTAACCATTATTGCGTATTAATAACACAATATAGAACTATTATCAAATTAATAGCAAATAACATAATAAACGTATTGACTACATAATATGTTTAACCTATAATGGCTTTATTAACTAACGCAACAAAGGAAATAGAAAATGCAAAATTATTACAAAGTCTCTATACCTGGCAGATTATTTTTTAAAGATTATTATTTTTATAAAAAAACTAATGCTTTGAAAGCTATCGGGACATTAAGACGTTTTGCTAGAAAGCATAAAATGAAATTCGAAATTGCACTAGATGCAAAAATAGAAGGATATAGACATATTTATCAAGCTGGGGAAATTTAAAATGAGAAATACTTATGGTGGAACCTGTTACAGATGCAATAAATTCGTTAATCCTGGGGATGGACATTTTGAACTTATACCCTGGAAAAAAAGGGAACAAGGAGTTTATCGAGTGCAAAAAATAAGATGGAGATTACAACATGCTAATTGCGCAATTGTATATAGGGG